ACTAAACCCTGTCGGTATTCCTAAAGTGCCGACAGGGATTTTCTTGGGGTTTTTATATTGTGTATTTGACAGTTCCCCACTGACTACATACAGACAAATACACACAACTCGTATGTGAGGAATAAAAATGGGTACAACTACTTTTTCTGGTCCTATTAAAGCAGGACTTATAGCTGCAACAACTGGTACGGATATTGGAGTTAATATCGCTAATACTGGATCTGTTGTTATGGCTCAGTCAATGATTCCTAATATCACAGGTGCAAGCCAACTTAATCAGAGAGTTGCCGTAATACCTGCAAAGTCACAAATAGTGGATGTTATTTTGAATGTAACTACCGCAGGAGATGACACTGGAGCTGCTGTAATTTCTGTTGGAACTGCTTCTGATCCAGACGCATTTTTAAATGGAATTAACACTAAAGCTACGGGTACAACGCGTGGAACACTAGATACTGAGGCTACTAATGTAGGCACAACTGATCTAGAAGTTTTAGCAGATTTTACTGGTGCCACGGGCGATGGTACATCTGGCGTTGCTACATTGACTGTGATGTATATTCAAAACAACAATCTCTCTTAAAGGGAGGTGAATTATGGCTGATGCAGTCACAACTCAAGTTCTTCAAGATGGTGAGCGATTATATATTGCTAAATTTACTAATATCTCTGATGGAACTGGGGAAGCAAAAGTAACTAAAGTTGATGTATCAGGTTTAAGTCCTAGTTCTCAGGGTTTAGCTTGTATTGGTATAAAAATTTCTAAAATATATGCTCAAACTGAAGACATGGGTGTGGACATATATTGGGTTGGAGATCCAACACCAGCCAATGACGCTTTAGCTATGACAATACCTAAAGGTCAATTATATGACATTGGGTATGATCCTTCTATTCCATATAACGGGACAGGTGCTCTGGGAACCAATGAGGCAGGCAATGTTGCTTTTAGTACAAGAGAGGCTTCTAGTGGTGATACTTATACTATTATTTTATATGGTATAAAAATTTACGCTCCTGCCATAGCTGGAGATCAATAATGGGGATCAGACAAGGATGGCATTTTGACAAAGACTTTGGATACACAGGGTCTTTGTCAACTAAAAATATGAAACGAGGTGGTCAAACATCTAATGATCGTTTAGACGAAAGTTTAGGCGCGAGAGATGGGGCAGAGCGCACCAAAAAACAATCCTATAAAGATCGTAGAGATGAGAGTCGTGGTATGACTCGCAGAAAGAGCAAAGTTCCAATGGGTGATGTTGTGGTTGTCGAAGAGACAGTTGAAACATTTAAAAAAGGTGGATCTAAAAACTGGATACAAGGTGCAGTCAAAAAACCAGGAGCACTTACCAATTATGTAAAAGGTGAGGGTGTAAAAATGAAGGACGGTAAAATTCCTTCTGGGGTTCTTAATAAACTTGCATCAGGTAAGCCAGCAACAAAAGGTGGTGGTAAACCATCTGCGACTACTCAAAAAAGAGCTAACCTTGCTAAGACTTTTAAAGGCATGAAAAAAGCTCGTGGTGGTAAAGTTAATCGTAACATTCGTGATGAAGAGGCTCGTGTTATTGGCGTACAAGATGATGCGGCTGATGAAATGAAACGTGTTAAGTCGCGTAAATCTAATGATGCTCAAGAGCGTATAGATAAATCACAACAATTAAAACGTGTTTCATCAAGAGAAAGAAATGCTCGTGATGAAATGAAAAGATTGCGTGATGAGTCGGAATACGACATTCAAAGAAAAAAAATAGGTGGTCGTTCTAAAGGCTACCCAACTCACAAAAGTTCACCTATGATTAAAAGCAAAGCCTGAATTGGAGAGAACAATGCGAAAACAAGGATACAATGATAAGTTAGATGAGTCGATGGGTGCCAGAAATGGTAAGAAATCGCAGTCTATGAAAGACAGACGCAATGAAAGCAAAGGCATGGAGAAATCTATGGGCAATCGAGCGTATTCTTCTGTTGGAACAATGGACATGAAAAAGGGTGGCAAAATGAAAACCAAAGGATACGCCAAAGGCGGTGCCGTTGATGGTTTTAAAATGATGCCAGGAGATAGTCAGTTTAAACGTAAAGGTTGGTAAATTAATCAATTACAAGGGGAGTTGCTGTAACAGCATCCAGTAAGTAACTAAAGGATTGCTATGGCGTACTCTGGAAATATTGGTGTAAAAACTTTTAATTCTTTGAAAGTAGTAGATCACGCTTTCAGGCGTTGTAGATTGCCTGCACAGGCTATTACTTCTGAGATGCAAGATTATGCAATGGACTCATTGGCATTTATGCTTGATGATCTTTCTAATATTAGAGTTCCTAGTTGGTGTATCGAAAAAGTAATACTTCCCTTTTATGAAAATCAACCTGTTGTAACTTTACCTTTAGGTACAGTAGATGTTTTAAATTTAAACTTCAGACAACCTCAATTTCCTACGGGTACAATAACAACTACTAATACTTCTTATTTAGTTAATTTTACTACAGCAACAATTGTCAATACCGTAGGAGTAAAGTGGTCAGCAACTGCAATTCCATTGACATTTCAAGTGAGTTCAGACGGTGTTAACTTTACAACAGTAGCTACCACTAACAGTTTTAATTTATCTACGGGAGCATTAGCTCAAACTGGTGACATAGTTTGGACTGATATTGTGCCAGCCTTGGCTTATCAATATTTCAAAATTATTCCAACTGATGGTGTTTCAACTATTAATTATACAACTATTACGTTGGGTAATATGCCCATGGAAATACCATTAGGTAGGCTTAATAGAGATCAGTATGTAAATCAAAGCAACACTGTTTTTTCAGGTCAACCTAGCACTTATTATTTTCAAAGAAATGTTGCACAACCTGTTGTTAACATTTGGCCTGCTCCTAATTTAGTATCTGAAACTACACAATTAATATTGTGGAGACATAGATCTGTAATGGACACAAATACTTTACAGCAAGAAATTGAAATTCCAAATAGATGGTTAGAGGCAATTGTAAATGGATTAGCTTCTAAAGTTGCCAATGAAACACCAAGTGTAGATGTTAATATTGTTCCTTTGTTAGAACAACGTGCGGCTGTTAGTATGCAAAGAGCTTGGGATGGTGACGGTGACGGATCACCAACCCAAATTAATCCTGGAATTGGACCTTATACGAGATGAGTATTTATTTAGATCCAACAGGTCAACCAACATATGGCATTGGTATTTGTGCTAGATGTTCTCTTAAATTCTTTTTAGCTGATTTAGTTCCAGATCCAAATGATCCAGGACTTATGGTATGTAAAGCAGATAGAGATGAATTTGATCCGTATAGATTAGCTCCAAGGGAGCCTGATCAAATTGTTTTACCTTTTGTTAGACCAGATACAAATATTAATACGCACCCTGCGGGTGTTATACAAGAAGCTGGTGATGAATTTATTACTACAGAAGACGGTAATAAATATTTGGAGATGGATTAATGGTTGAGGTTCCCAGTAATTTAATACCCACACGGGTCAGTCAGTTACCAACAGCACCTGTGGCATCTGCCGATGGTATGTTGTTGTTTAATTATCAAGGTGTAAGTTATCAAGTTAGAGCAGGTGATTTACTTCAAGTTGCAGGAGTTCCTACAACAAGACAAGTAATTGCTGGAACTGCCTTAACAGGAGGTGGTCCATTAAGTTCTGATGTAACACTTAGCGTTGCTGTTGGAGGTATAGGAAGCACTCAATTAGCTAATTCAGGTGCAACAGCAGGAACATATGGAAACACAACCGACATACCTGTTGTCACCATAGATGCAAAAGGTCGTGTGACTGCTATTACTACAGTAACTGCGTCTTTCTCTAATTATGTACCCATTACTAGACAGATCATTGCAGGTGACGGATTAGAAGGTGGTGGTGGTTTAAATTCCAATGTTACTTTAAGTGCAGATTTTGAAGATAATGTTCCATTAGTTGGAACATCAGGTGGTTCAGCAGGAACGTCTAACGAATTAGCAAGAGGAGATCATCAACATCCTCCAGTAAATTTATCAAATCAAGACGAAATAGATGGAACACTTCCTATAGACCAAGGTGGAACAGGCCGAAGCAACACTTCAAGTCCTGGCTCTATTGCTTATGGTGGTGGGTCTGATATTGCGTTAGGTCCAGCAGGTTTAGCCGGTCAAGTTTTGATTTCTGGTGGAACGGGTGCGTATACATGGGGATCGGCATTAATACAAACTGATCAACCTGCTAATGTGTTTTATGGTGGACCTGCTTCTGGCCCTAATGCACCTACGGCATTTAGGGCGTTAGTAAATGCGGATTTACCAAATTCTGGAGCTAGTGCAGGAACATATGGATCGTCAAATTTAATACCAGTAATAACGGTTGATGCTAAAGGTGTAATAACAGGCGTTACTACAGCTAGTTTTCAAACAGGTTTAGATTATCAAGGAACATGGAATGCATCTACTAATACTCCTTCATTAGCTTCTGGAGTTGGTACGCAAGGTCATTATTACATCGTTAGTGTTGCTGGAACTACTAACCTTGACGGTGTTACAGATTGGCAAGTTGGTGACTGGGCTGTTTATAGTAGCACGTCAGTTTGGCAAAAATTAGATCAAAGTAACACAGTAACTTCTGTCAATGGTCAAGTTGGGGCTGTAACCTTAACTGCGAGTGATGTCGGTGCTCCTCAAGCAAACGGTACAGGGGCAACTGGAACTTGGGGCATCGACATTTCAGGCACTGCGGCAAGTGCAACTAATGTAGCTGGCGGTGGAGCAAATAGAATTGTATATAATACAGCATCTGGAACAACTGATTTTCTAGTAGCTCCGACTGTAACTGATACATTTTTAAAATGGAACGGTAGCGCATTTGTTTGGAATAGTGCTGTCACTGCGGCGGTCACAGGTTTTAGTGGAGGCACAACAGGTCTTACACCAAATACTTTGTCAACAGGCGATATCACCCTTTCAGGAACTTTAACGCCTGCTAATGGTGGCACAGGGCTGACAAGTTCAGGTGCAAATGGTAATGTATTAACGAGCAATGGTACAACATGGGTGTCACAGGCACCAACAGCAGGAGTAACAACAGACGATGTAATTGCTTTAGCGATAGCATTAGGTTAAGGAGAAAACATGGCTAATACATTTACAAGGAAGCTATCGAGGTCCATAGGAACGGCACTTACGGCGGTTGGTTCTTATACTGTGGGTGCTTCTACTCAGACCACTGTTATTGGTTTGACAGTAGCTAACACGAGTGCATCGAGTGTTAACATTGACGTTACATTAAATGATGGGGCAAATGATACTTACATTGTTAAAGATGCGCCTGTGCCTGTTGGGGGTGCGTTAGTTCCAATCGGAGGCAATCAAAAAATAGTAATGGTTACTGGAGATTCAATTAAAGTTAATTCAAGTGCAGCAAGTTCAGTCGATGCTGTTCTATCAGTTCTGGAGATAACATAATGTCAAATCCATATATTGGTAATTCACCTACAGACATACCATTAACTTCAGATCAGTTGGCAGACGGTATTGTAACCACTGCTAAACTAGCTTCTCCAATCGCTCCTACAATCTCAGGAGGAACAATTAATAACGCTGTTATAGGTGGATCAACTCCAGCAGCTGGAACTTTCACTTCTTTAACAGCAACGTCAGGAATTTCAGGAGGTACATTCTAATGCCACAATCAGGTTTTACACCAATACAACTTTATCGTAGTTCAACTGCCTCTGCTACACCAAATCCAAGTGATTTACAAGATGGTGAATTAGCCCTAAATACAGCCGATGGAAAACTTTTTTATAAAGACAACTCTGGAAATTTAGGAACATTAGCTACAAGTTCAGGGTCTTCAGGATCAGTAACTTCTGTTCAAGTAGACGGAGGAACAACAGGTTTAAGTTACAGTGGTGGTCCAATTACTACTTCTGGAACGATTACTACAGCAGGAACACTTGTAACAGCTAATGGTGGCACTGGACTCACTGCAATAGGTACAGCAGGTCAAGTTTTAACTGTTAATAGTGGAGCTACGGCACTTGAATACGCTACTCCAGATTCAGGATTTCCTCAACCACAACTTGT